CAAACCGAATTGATGGTATTTTAATCTGACCTTTCAATATACGCATGATGTGTTATTTTGTCAACCTTTAGGTAGATTTTTAAGGAAGATTCGTAACTCCTCTACCAAAAGAGTTCGAACTTGGATTTTGTGGCGATCTAATTCAGTTTGAGCACCGCAGATTGACAAGGCTTCACGGCACTTTAACTGAGTCAGAAAATAGTCAAGATCAGGTTGTGGAAGATTTCGTAATCCTTCAACAAGGTCTTTTGAAATCTCTATCGACAGGGAAGGTATCAGCATGGATTTAGTTGGTTGCTACGTTGCAATTTATGCAAGAGCTTGCCCTCCTTGTTGTGCGATTTGCCCGCCTTGTTGAATTGTAGGTGGAATGCTGGTGCCTTGTCCCGGCGCGCCGCCTGCTTGATGGAGAGTGTTCTGCATAGATTGCTGCTCCATTTGCATCATTACAAATGCTTGGTGAACCTGTATCTGCTGCATCAATGCCGGAATCATTTCGGGGTGCTCTTCGTTCCAGACGCTGTCGCGATCTTCGATGAAGTTGGTCTTGACACGCATCGCGAGCGCGTGGTCTTGATCGGGCGAGACAATGACCTGCTGTCCCATGTAAGTTTGCTGGGCTTGCAACGTTGCAATTGCAAGTTGCCGCTCGTAGCCGCCGTCAATGACCATAGATTTGGCATCGGGAAACTTCATTTCGTTGAACAGCATTTCAAAAACCTTGCCTCGATTTACCATCGGTTCGCCTCGTGTGCTCTCTGCTATGTAGCGCAGATTTTGCTGGCGAACTATAGAGTCGATATACGATGATCCAACGTTGGTCTTGATGCCAAGTTCGATCCACATATCCTCGGGCTTGATTGCAAATCCGAAACTTCCGGTGATCGCGTATAGTAGATCGGGGTCCATCCACATGGCACTATACCACCAAACTCTTCGCGCAAAGCCCCCGCTGATATCGTAGTTAAACAAGTTGATGTCGGTGGTAATTCCTGACATAGATGTCTGATACGCATTAGACGCTTCTGTAGCCGAAGTGCGTCCGCCCATCGCTTTTCCAAGGATGGCATCCACGGCCTTACTAGAGGTTTGCGCTTCGTCTCGCAGCATCTGTCGCATGGCCGCGGTCGAAGCGGTCGCATCGTAAGGTGGACGCCAGCCAAGATCGTTAGGACCATTGACCTTAAGCCTAGCCCCTTTGCGTGTGAGGTCCTCATCTTGTGAAGGGCTGGAAGTCTGCACCCATGTAGGAGGATTGTTGATCCACTCCTTGTTTTCGATGAACTGATTCGTGCATGTTACAATTTCTTTGTAATGGTTGAATAAAATTTGCCCAATAGACAAGGTGTATAGCCCTGAGTCCAGATCAGGCATGTGGCTGCTGCCAAAAATCGGCATCTTCTGCTTAGGGTAGTAGAAGTATTGCAACCGTAATACTTGCTGGTTGGTCACAAGGTTGGTGCCGTAAGTCTGCAGCACAAACCGCTTAAGGGGGACTGGGGTGCCATCGCTGCGAGTTTCCCACTCTCCCGTCTCAGGGTCCAATGGAAGCATTGGATAGAAGGTCCACCGGGCATGGACTCCATATTCCGCCGTCAGAATCTGCGGCAAGCTTTGCTTGATCTTGCCCCCTTGCTGCTCAAAGACTTGCTCCATCGCCGTGCGTATAGACGCCATTTCCGGCTCGGCGTAGATGTAAGAACGTTTCTGCGGGTTCAGCTTGTCCAGATTAACGCAGCCGAAAGGATTCATTTCGGGGTGGTATTGGTTTTGCATCATTGCAAACCACGGGATTTCCTCGAAGTAGAAAGGACAAGGCTGGTGGTCCATTTCCCACACTGGGAGCCTGTAGTTAAGCCACAGCTTTCTCAGCGACAAAGGCTCGAAAGTAGCTCCGATGCGGGTGATTTCTGGGCGTTGAACAACACGCCCTGCGTTGTCTTGCCGGACCTGCATTTCCACATTGAAATCAAATTCGCTACGAGCAAAGCTGATGCCATAAGTATAATGATGTCGAGCGCAGATTAGATGCTTCCGATAAAAATCCACATTATTGCCGTTCCAAGCCAACAGCGCGTTACCTCCCTTAACCTTTTGCGCCATCGGATTGTAGACATCTGTGGCATAAGGCTGCTCAACATGCTCCGGTGGAATGAACTGCATGGGCAGACCATCCTTAAAGCTGATGAAATGATTGATGTTGGTCAGCCGATCTACAGCGTCATACACAACACTGTCCGAGACTTTGGGGGTCTTGCGTCCTGACTCCGCTTGCTCCTTGCCTGCGGGAGAATCCTCCGCAAAGTTCAGGTCAATCTCGTCCATATTGATGCGCACAAGACGTAGGAGCGTGTCCCACATTGGCTCAAAAGGCATCCGTTCTTGCACCTGTGGCCAGATATAATTCTGTTGCACGAACCGGAAAATCTTCCGCATTGTTTCCGGTGGAATTATATCCTCCGCGGCCAAGTTCAGCGGGAACTTCTGCATCGAAGGTTTGCCCACATTGTCTTGCAGCCACTTGTTAGCTTGCGGAGGTATGGTAGGATTCATTATTGAATATAAAAACTAAGGGTTTCTTCTTGTGGAGCGTTGTGCGGAGAGACAAAACGCCCCGATTGTGGATTTACAAAGTCGTCTGTAGAACCGTTTTGCAACGTTGCAATTTCTTCAATCTCTTGGAGTATCGAGTTCTCTGGAGGCATCTGAGCATTAGGACGATTCTTATTCCAACGAAAAGGAGAACAAACAAGCTGCCCCAAAGCATCGAGTTCGTCGTCGTCGTCTTTCGGCACTTCATCCTTAGGTTGACCTTTCCTGTCGCCCGTTTTGTAGCGCTCCCAATAAAGTTCCTCCATACGACACAAAGCCTCATCAACGCCGGGTTCGTTAATGAGGAAGAAGAGACGGCTACTAGGCGTCTGTCGATTTAATGGGTGAGTATAATACGGGAGCTTATCGAGGCAGCGATCAATCTCTAGCGCACGATCTTTGGGCGTAATTGTCGCTGACGGAATGATTGGGATGCCTTCGTTGGTGTAACGAATGGCGAGCGATACACCCGTAGTTTCGTCTGCCTTGAAGGTATGGTAGTCTGCGATGCTCGCCGTATAGATTTCGGAGTGAGGATTAACATGACACTCGACAAGGTTATAGTCGATTGCACGACGCCCGTAGTAGCGTCGGTATTGTGCGTTACCACTGAGTTGGACAATATCACGACATCTTTCCGCAATAGTTCGGCTAGACTCTGAGTAGAACCTGTATATGAACCAAGTATTGTGGACGCTGAGCGCGCCCCACGCACAAGCTGTTGGGTGGTCATAACCGGGGTCGATTGATCGGAATAGATTGAGCGAAGGAAAGCGTTGGCGCAATTCTTCGAAAGACCAAGGCAAACAATGAAACGGACGCTCCAGCTTGTTAAGAATCTTCGGAGACGTAGAAAAGAAATTGCCCTCAACCCGTGCGCGCCCTTGAGGACTATTGGCCCACATGCGGATCAGGTCCGCTTTTTTATCAGGCGCAAGAATATGAGACGGGCAATCTTTAGCGTGGAAACCGACAAAGCAGAAAGGCGTAAGCGGCATCTCTTCTTTCTTCTCATAGACTCGTTGCGCTAGGTGCGTTTTCTTGCCTACATTTGCTGCCTCATAAGGAGTATAATCCCAACTTGCAAACGCGTTGTCTTTAAGACGTTGCTTGATTTCGCTAAGAGTCTCACTTGTCAGTCCCTCGGTTAAGATGATGCCTTGGACCGCAGCACCAGACCACTTGGTATCTTTTGATTCATAGCTCTTGCAAATAAAATTCAACATGGTCGGCTTGGGGTTCGCCGTTTCCAATGTCGTCAGAATAAATCCAAGGCTACCGTCTGTTTCTGACCACTTGTGAATGTTGGATTTGGGGAGCCACCGCTTCCATTCCGGCATGATAATCTCTTTGTGATACGGATTATCAGGTGCACCAAGCCAGATTGTGCCGCCTTCTTGAATGCTGGGGCAGGGCCACGCTGGAGTAAAAGCCTCAGGAACCGCCTCTTGCAACGTTGCAAATTTTGCAGCATTGCCAGACTTCTCGTCCCAATACGGGAACATAGCATCACCCACCAACTCAGGATGCTCGCGAAGATAGTGCTGGAGCACTTTGACTG